TAGCTTTTTCTTCACCTGCTAATTTTTCAGCTCCAATATCACCAAATTCTTTTTCACCAGCTGCAACATCTTTTTCTGATGGTGCTTCTTTTTCAAAATCTTCTTCGTCACCTGATGGAGCTGTAACTTTAGCCATTTTAGGAGTTGGAGTTACTTTAGGGGCGGGAGTACTTGATGCTCCGGCGGATGTAGCCACTACATTTCTATCAGACAAATCAGCCATTAATTTTCTGAAGCCTGGGTTGTTAAATGCAGCTGGATCTTTCTTTAATTCTTTAGCTAAATCAGCTATAGCCATTTCACCTTTATCTAAAAGATATTGTAACGCCATTTTAGTGTTACCTTTAGCAGCATCAACTACTTTTTCAAGTGATGGTTTATCTTTAACAGTGTAAATTACTTTAGCACGGGCCATTTCATCTAATACCGCGTCTAATTCTTCACGAATAATTTCTCTTAGTTTATTTTGTTTCATATACATGTTATACATTTTAATTACTTCGATTGGATTATTTTTAATTTTTTCTAGTTTATCTAGAGGTCCATCAAATCCTATTTTGGTTAAATAGTTTTTTAACTCATTGTAATAATCTTTCATCAATGTTGTTTATGTATAAATATTATGAGTTTAGTGTTTCAATGATTTTTGCTATACGTTCCTCAGTAGTTCCTGATATTTTTACTAATCTATTAGGAGGGTATTCATTTAACATAGCTTGTATAACCATATCTATTTTCATACGATAGTCAGGATCAGTTGTTCTAACACCATTATCTTCAATTTCAACACCTTCATGTGACACATAAAATATAATGTCATACATTTTAATTAATGGTATAGCTGCCTTAACAAATGTTTCTTTTTGAGAAAATTCAATTGATTTAGCACTAAATGTAAATGCACATACATCATATACTGTTCTATCAGTAATAATATTTTCCTGCAATAATTCACTAGCTCGTTCAGCCATGAATATAAACTGTCCTGGTAATGTAGAGTCAGTATTTAATGGTATACCTAACTCACTTAAATATTTACTACGTTCAGTAGCAGTTTTATAATCTTTAAATTGCTCTAATTCTTTAAGAGCATTAACAAGTGTAGTCTTGCCTACACTCATTGTTCCACATAAACCTATTTTCATATTATGTTCTTGCTTTTGTTCCTGGCATTTTGTAAAATGGTAATCCTACTAATTGTTTTTTACGTGCTTTCCATTCTTTTTCAGAATATTGGATACCATATAAATAATATTCACGTTTTTTAATATCACCTTCAGGTATTAATGCTGGGCCATCCCAGTTATGTAACTTCTTGTCCCATAAATACATTACAGTACCATCAGGTTTGGTGTACATCTTTGATTGAGGAAATTCAGTTTTTGTCATAAAAATATATTATAATATAAAATTAACAAAAACTAATAATGAGGCCAAACTTTATATATTCTCTATATATGTAAGAAAATCATTTAAAATTATTCTCGACTTAGTTTGTGATTTATTAATAGCTTCCATTATCACTTGCTGTACATCAAACTCAGATTCAGTAATTAAGTTATTTTGTAATTTAGATAATGTTGTTTCAGCTATAATTAACTCATCATCTTCACCGTAATCTTCAACATCATTTAGATAGAGCTTAATATACTCATTTAACTGCTCTTTTGAGATTTTCATAGATTATTGTTTTTATTTTATTAACTATTTCTTGTAATTTAGTAATTTGGTTGTTTAACCATTTTAAACGTTCACCAAATCTTTTTCCTTCTAATGGCATTTCAATATTTCCTTCAGGAATATATTTGGTAAGTGGTTTCATATATTCTTTACCTGTTAAAAATATAAAATTATCTTTATCTGGGTTGATACCCTTTGATTTCATTTGTTTAAATGTTTCTTCAGCCCATGTTTCTTTCTCATCTTTAGGCATTTCCTTTAATGTTTTATCATATGGAGCTAATTTTTTATCAAGTGGTACTAGATAATGTTTAGCTGATAAAATATACATTTTGTCGGGTTTAAGAGACTTACCATACTCTAATGTTTTTTGAAACATAGGTGAAGCTGAATATAGTTCTTGGGCTGGTGCCTCATGATCTAATTTAGATTTAGTACAACTTAATAGTACAATTTTAGCCATTACCTTATTTTGTCAATAAATATTCAGCAACATATATTCCTTGCGCTCCTGACACTGTAATTCCGCGAGCACTTAAAGCATCACCAACAAAATGTACATTTGGATAATCAGTTAATGCTAAGTTTTTATAGTTAACAAGAGGTTCTGGTGAAAGATATTTTACTTCAGGTATATAAATTCCAAAATCATCACCAAATCCAAATACTTCATCCATATTTTCAATAAAATTAATAATATAGTTAGCGTATTTACCTAATACTTTATCAAAGTCTTCTAAATCATCTATTTGATAAGCACTTACAATATTACCTTCTGATGTTATACCTGGAGTGCGTGTGTTGTTAGGTGAGTAATATAATCCTTTACCATCAACTTGTAGTTTATTAACAACATCTCTTGACCATTCAAATGGATTTTCAATACCTTTGATTTCCATTAAGATACCAAAGTTAGTCATATCGTTTCTAAATTCTTCACCTTTCTTAGCATGACCATTGTATGTAATATCACCATATGTTTCTTCTACTGCTACATAAGCTGCATTATTGTTAGTGCAGAATGAGCGTAATGATACATTGTCAAACTTTTGATAAAGCTTAAAATCATATGATACATCAATTAATTTCTGGAAGTATTTTTGTGGTGCTTCAAATCGAACTCCAATTTGTACTGATTTTGGTTCTGTAGGTAATTTATAATCATCTGACAATTTTTGAGCAAAATCAATACCTGATTTGCCTACAGCGAATATAAGAGTATCATAATGATGAGTATCGAAATGTTCTCCATTTTCATCTATCCATTTACCATAGCATGTTCCTCCAGTAAATAAAGGATCACCATCATTGTCAAAATCAATTTTAATTATTTCAGTTCCCCAATGAAATTCAACACCTTTATCTAACAAGTATTGATACCATGATTTAGCGATCTCGTGAAGGAAATTAGATCCAATATGCCATACAGGAAACATACGTAATCCAAAATATGGTTTAATAAACTCAGGTTCTTCCTGTGGATCAGAACAGAATATTTCTTCTGGTTTAGGATGGAAACGAGTAAAGTTATCTACTACTTGTTTCATTAAATCCATTGCTTTTTCTTCACCACAATATTTTGATAATTGACCACCAATTGCTGTATGGTATGTTAATTTACCATCACTCCATCCACCAGCACCTAACATACCTGTCATTACTTCCTCAGGTAAACGATTGTGTGGGTCGTTTCCTTTGTCAATAATAGTGATTAATTCACCTGGGTATCCATTGTCTACTAATTTGGTAGCGGCATTAATACCTGCTACACCTGCTCCTATGATTACTATTTTATCCATTCTGGTTTATTATTTAATTTATTCCAATTTAGTTTTTTAACACCTACTTTATCTAATATATAAAATTTTTTATAAGCTTCCAAAGTATTTAATTCCTTATATTCATCAGGCATACATTGTGGTGGAGGAGTAAAAGAATTAGTTGGAAATAATCCATTTAAAACACTTTTATTTACTTGTAACCATAATAATGTCTGTTTAGTGGCATGTGGTTTACCATAACGTTTACTAAACTCTTCACATATTTCTAAACCATGTTCTAATAGCCAATCAAAATGACTACTTGATTCTCTAGTCCATTTAGTTGATGGATGATTGTAATGACATTTTTTATATGGAGCCCAACGACCATAATGCCAAAAAGTAGTACACAACATTTGTGCAGACTCAATTTGCATTTTACGAATATGATCATCTGCTAATTCTCTCGCCGCTATAATTGGGTCTTCATTAATATAAAATATATTCATATTATAATATAATAATATTATTTTGTGTTAAAGCCAAAATAAAGGTAGCCCACCTTTTAGGGTGAGCCACTACTTCACAATATTTTTTTAGAATCGACTGGCAATGAATCAGTCTGTAAGTTTAATCTAATTATAAATATTATATTACTTGTTTTTTCATGATTTATGTATCTTCAATTTTAATGTTCCTGTTCCTTTAATAACACGATGCCACTCGTGTCTTGATATAAATATTGGGGAATTTATAGAAGTTGGCAACTGATTGTCAAGTTGTAGTTTCCAATCTGTCTCACCTAATATTTCAACAACACGGTTTTCATCATCACGATGCCATAATAATTCAATTGGATCTACATTTTCGCTAAATTCGCGAATAATATATTTGTCTGTAACTTCTATGTCAGTGTATGGTTTCATTTATATCATAATAAAATGAATCTCCATCTTCAGTTACCCATCTATCTGACCGATTTTCAACTGATGGTAATTCAGTATCTACTTTAAATTGTTTTAAATCTTCAGGTAATTTTTTAGTTACCCAATTTGAATCCTTCCAAAATAATCTATTATTTGGTTGACACATTAAATATCCATCATCTGCTTTAAATATGTGTCCACATTTATAGTCTGATGGCTCATCACTATATGGATTATCAAACCAATCTACCGTGAATAAATATGTACCCCAAACTTTGCTACCATCTCTTAAAACAACTTGTGCTCTATGAAATGCTAAAAAATCATATGTTGTAACAGATACATTTTCACTAAAACAATCCCAAAGTTGTTTATAATTAAATGGTATATCATTCGTTGGGACTTTTGTATAAATTTCTGATATTGGAACTCTAGAACGAACCATTCCATTGTCTGTCATAACATGAAATGTTAATATAACCCCAGCGCAAGATTGAAGTCCAAAAACATATACATTATAAAACTCGTTTGAGTCTTTAGGATTTTTAGTAAAATATGATTTGCGGACTAGTGCTTTAAAACTAGGAATGTCTGAGTTTAACATTATTTTTTATTTATTATTAATCTAATAATTCTAATCTTTCTTCTGCTACTTTATAATCTACTACTCTAAAAAAATCATTAATATAATTTCCTCTTTGGGATTTGTGTTTTAAATAATAAGCATGTTCCCAAACATCCATAGCAATTAAAATTTTACCTTTAAAGTCTTTATCTAAATATGGATTATCTTGATTAGGATAAGATTCTATAACTAATTTATTTCCTTTTTTAATTAAAAATACCCAACCCGAACCAAATTGTTTCAAACCAGCTTCTTTAAATTGTTCTTTAAATTCAGAAAATGACTTAAAGTTTTCCTCTAACATTTTTCTAAATTTAGTTGAAGGTGCCTTATAGTCGGGTGTAATGTTTTCAAAATACAAGACATGATTATAAAAACCACCACCATTATTTCTAATAATATCATTTTTAGGATATTTACCTAATATTATTTGAATAGCTTGGGTTTGATCTTCAGCATTTACTCTGATAGATTTTTCATCTAATTCAGCATTAAGTTTATCTGTGTATCCTTTAAAATGTTTATCAAAATGTTCTTCCATAGTTTCCTTATCTATATAAGGTTGAAGAGAAGTATATGAATAATTTAATTTTGGTACTTTAAATTTTATATCTTGTTTTTGCTCATTGTTTGTTTTTTCTAAACGTTGAATTTTTTCTTTAGATACTTCTTTTAATATATCTGTTAATTTAATCATTTTTTAATCGTTTAGTTTTACGCTTTAATTGTTCTAATTTTTTAGACCAAATCTGATAAGCAGATTTTAATTTCTTTTTCTTTTCAGGATCTTTAGTTCTTTCTATAGCTACTTTTGCTCTTTGTTTCATCACTAAAGTGGCTTGTACTTTATGAGCATGAGTTGTTTTAGCTTTATTTATTTTAGATATACCTTGTTTAGCTGTAGCAGCATCTTTAAAACCTAAACCAGTAATAGTTCCTTTAGGATCTTCATCTGTATAAAGATCAGAATGTTTACTTGATTTAGCAGGTTGACCTGATTTACGAGGTATTCTTTTAGTTTCTTTTACAGGAGCAAATCCTGATCCATAAGGTATGGCTGTTCCTGCTTGTGGATTAGATGCTTCTTTAGTATTTTCTTTAGATTTTCTTACCAAACCCCATTTAGGTAATTTTTTACCTTTATACTCACCATCCATTTGATAGTTTCTAATTGTATATTTTTTACCTGTTTTAGTATCTTCTAAAGATAATTTATATCTATTAACACCTTCTCTAGATATCTTAGTCACTTTAAGGGATAATGATTTATCAAGTTTTTCTCCACTTAATGGAAAATTTTTAGGTGCTCGGACAACATCTCCTTTTAATATCTGTCCTTTATAATTAGATAGATCTACACCTATTTCAATTAATAAATCTATTAACTTAATCATTTTGTTTTCCCCCATTTTTTACCTTTACCTGGTTGTTTACATTGTGCTGGTGTTGGACGGCATGAAGGGTATTTAGCACGTTTTTCACCTTTTTTTCTACCACATGCTTTACATTTACCGTCTCTACAAGTATTACAATCTACCCATCCACCTTCTTTACCTGGTGTACCTTGACGTTTAAACCATTTATGAAGTGATTCGTCTTCTTTTAGGCCTTTCCATATTTTACCTTGACGGCATCTAACTACAGCACCTGATTTATAAGCAGATGGTTTATCAAACTTACGGTCAGCAATACGTAAACATCTGTCACGTTTTGCTTTCTGTTCGTTTAATACTTCTTTAACTAATTTACGTAAATCCATTATACTGTGGTTAGACTAGGTCCTTGTTTTAATTTAAACGCGCGTACACCTTTAGTTGCTTTAATATCTCTAATTACGGTATTAGTAATAACTTTAGGATCACTATTTTCAAATGGTGATGGATCTATTTTAATACTTAACTCAGCATATCCTCTATTTTCAGCAGCACCTACTGGTTCATAAATATAATCTTTAACAATTGTTACACCTTTAATAGCACGAATATCTGACATAATTTGTTTATGGAATGCTACGTCAGTATCAATAACTATGATACCATCGATTTCATACAGTTTTGAAGCTGATGAATATTCTTCTTTAATATGTTGTTTTAATTCTGATAGTTTCATGTTATTTGTTGTATGTATATTCTATAGTATTTTTATTTTTTTATATAAAGTGCTCCTATAATTCCTCCTTTACCAAATACCTTAGCTTTGATGACTTTTTTATCAGGTGAAAGAACAGCTTCAGATTGATACGATTGTGACCTCCAAAGTACTTCCCAGTTAGATGTGTCCTTTGCATATTTAGCTTTCATCGCATCATACTGTCCTTTTGGAGCAGTTTCATCAAACATAATATATGCATTGTAATTATCTTTACCAAACTCTTTATCAATTATATTTCGACGCATTTCTTCATCTGTGTAATTAGTGTTACCACCTAAATATGCATAATAAGATTCATTTAATACTTTAGATATTTCTTCTCTAATAATATTTTTTAATTCTGATTTTTTCATGTTATTTATATTTTACCAATATCCGCTAAAATTTGAACCGCCACCTAATGATTTCCAATATCTGCCTATGTTACAACTCCAGTAACCGGGTTTTGTTCTGTCTTTTTTCTTATCACAGTTTTGACGTGAAGCGAATGCTCTACGTGCTTTAGGATCTCTAATTTTAACTGCTAAGTTTTGACCTCCACCTGCAGCTCCAAATGATACTTTTTTAACACGTTTAGTTTTAGGATCCATTACATAAACATAGAATTTTTTAGATCCACCACGTTTAGGTTTATTAAGTTGAACATCTTTACCTTGGTATTCAGCTTCGTTTATTCCTGCTAAAGTATCATAATTTTTTCTACGTTGAAGATTAGCTTTTTCTTTAGGGTGTAATTGACCATTATATTTATCTTCCCATTGGAAATCACTATATAATTGTTTTTCTTTATCTCCCCATTCATCCCATATTTCTTTAGCTGTGCTAAATTTGGGCATATAATTAGGATTATTAAATGGTCGTGATTCTATAAAATCCCATACCTTATTGATATTGAAATCATACTCAGCTTCATTTATTCCTGTTTTCTTGTAATTATTGTAATTTTGTTTTAAATCTTCAAATGCTTCTTCTTCAGTTTTACCTATTCCTTTTATTTGAAGATCATCTTCAAATGTTGGATTTTCACTAGGTATTTCTATATTAGCATATACATTAGCTTTAGTATGAAAAAAATCAACTTCATAGTTATCTAACATTTGACCTTCTTCAATCATAGGTAAATCTAATGGTACTTCTTGACCTTCATATATACCGTATTCACCTAAATTAGTTTCAACTATTATATCTTTATCTAAACCTGATACTTCAAGTAAGTTGCGTGAGTATAATTTTCTGGCTTCTTTCCATAAATTAAGGAATGATGTAGATCCATAACGAAATGTATTTTCGGTAAGAGCCAATTTATTATCAATATGATATTGCATGTGTTCACTAATTAAAGACTTGTGTGTTAAATTTTCATTTAACATTGGTGCCTCATTTTTTCCACATTTACCATTACATCCACAACCACAATCTTTTTTAAGATTACGTTGTTGTATAATTTCTTTAATTATTTTTTTGATGTTATTCATGGTAATAAATATTATTTGTTAGTTTTTATTTTAAGAGACAATGGTAAAACATTACCTGTTGTATTTCTTATTTCTATCAAACAATCTACTTTTCCAAATATTTCACTATCTAAAGGTACTTTAATAGTTAGAGATTTTGTTTCAGAATTAGGGTATTTTATAGAAGCAGATGATATATCTCCTATAGCTTTATATGCGTCTTCTTGTGTTAAAAGAGGTATTATACTTAAACCATCTTTTTTTTCTTTAACATAATAGTAACCATATCCAAAACCTGATGTTATCATATTTTTAATAGCGTTAATATTAACATTATTAACTGGTTCAAAACTATTAGGAATATCACCTTCTCCAGCTATATATTCATTTAATCCTTGGGTTACTTTATTAATATCTATGTTAAATATTTCAAACAATGTTTTGATTATTTCATTATTATTATATTTAGATTTATCAAAGATTACTTTACTATTTTTATCAAATACTATAAATGGAACATTACCTCCATTATAAAAAGTATGTCCAGATATATTTTTTAATGATATATAATATTCTTTACCTTTATAATTTATAATAACATCAGCTATTTTTTTACCAATATTCTCTAAATTAGTAAAACTAAGAGATCGTTTTGTGTCAGCTGTACCTGCAAAGTCAATATCTTCTGGTGTTAAATTTTTAGGATTAATATTTAATGATTTGAATAATTTTTTAACATTTTCATTTTCAATATCTTCTAAAGATTTACCAGCTGACGCTTTTAAATCACTAGTAAATGATTGTTCATATTTTTCTCCTTCATTTGCTCCACCAGATAGTATAATTTGAACATTACCGTCTTCAGTAGTGAATTCATACATATTGAATTTAGAACTACCTTTAGGTTTAACGTTTGGTCCTTCACCTGGAGCATGAACTTTAATAGGAACATTTGGGAATACTGAGTTAAGTATATTTAAAAATTCTTCTTTAGATATTTTATCTAAATTACCTAACCTATTATTTGCAGTTTGTAATTTAAAATTATATTGTTTTCCCTCTGAAGAATCAATGATTTTTTTAATAGCTTTCGCTGAGTTGTTCATAACTGATCCTTCATTTAAGTCTATACCTAATTCATTTAATATATTTTCCAGTAACAAGATATCCTGTTCATTATTCATGTCAGGATATCCTTTTGAAAATTTATATGAGTATTTTTTAAAAAATAGATCTAATACGTCCATACTATTTTGTTTTAGGCTGGCGGTAATTCTTCCGGTGTTTCTTCGGCGGGAGGGGCTTCGGCTGGAATTTCTTCGGTGCCTGCTTCTGTTCCTTGGGTTCCTTCGGTGCCTTTCTTGGTTGTACCATATCTTAATACTCTAGCGATAGCGTTTATAGCATCTTGTTTTTCACTTAAGTTTAATAAATAGAACTTTTTACCTTCAATTGTAGCAATCCATGTTCTATCAGTATTAGTTAAAAAGAAATGTTCACCATTAACTAATTGAATTCTAAATGTAGTAGGTTTAGGTGCTACCCATTGAATATCTGTTACAAAAATTTCATAAGCATCAGTCATTAAATCAACTAATACATCATGCAATTTAGGAAACGCTCTAACAGCTGTGAATTTAATACCTGAAACAAATGTTATTTGTTTTTTGTATTTGTTTCTAGCTATTGATTTAATTTTATCTATTAGTTCTTGTTTAGTCATTATTTTTTCTTAGCTAATACTTTTTTAAGAATTGCACCTGCTACACGTTCACCAGCTTCTTTTGAGCCATATTGTTTAGCAGCAGATTTAGCTATTTTAGCAAATCCTTTACCAGGTTTACCAATGTCTGTTCCTTTTTTAAAGCGTTCTTCTTTTAATTTTTTAGCTAACACTTCAGCTACTTTTTTAGCTTTATCAGTAGCTATAGCATACATAGCTGCTTTAGGTCCTTTAAAAGTATCTTTCATTGACTTAACTATTTCTTCACGTTTCTTTAGTTCAGCTTTTGTTAATTTCTTTTCAGTCATTTCACTACCATCATCAAATCTTTCCATATCACCTTTATTTAAAATCATGAATAATTCATAATCTAAATCTTGTTGTTGGTCTGGAGTTAAATCATACTTAACAATAGCAGTGTCAACTAATTTTCCTTTATCATTAGAATCATATGAAAGCATAGCTTCTAGTTCATCAGCTATTTCTCTAGCTATTGAACGAACATCAGATGTTGCTTCACTTAATGATGCATCAACAGCAGGTTGTACCATTTCATGTTCTAAGTAATGTTTAGCTTTGTCCATGTAATCAGCGGCTAAATGAATTTTATTTTGCCACCAATCTGGGAAATCTACTTCTCCAGGCATTTTATCAAATGTATCTAACATTTTATATAAATCGTTAGCATATTGACCAATGCGGAATACATCACCTTTTAACATATCAGGTTCATCATCTTGATGACCTATGTCTAGGTCTTCATTCATTTGTTCTTCAGTAGGAGCTATACTATCATAGTCTTCCATTGATAATACTTTACCCTCAGTACTTAAAGATACTGCTTTTTCAGCTACGTCATGTAAATCCATATCTGTTTTAGCATCTTCACGAGCATATTCTAATAAACGAATAAACAATGGAACATCCATTGTTACTACATCTACTGGATTTTCCTCTGGCATGTTCATTTTGTTTTCCAGAATGTTCTTAACAATTTCTTTTAAGTCTGAGTGTTTCATATTATTGAGCTTTTGCTTCAGCTACTGATGCTTTTTTATATTCAGTTGCTAATTTTTTTAATTCACTTGCTAATTTTCTAGCGCGACCTTGAGCAGCTTTACTTTTACCGTTGTGCTCAGCAACCAACATATCCCATGTTTGTTGCATTTTTTCGAATAACTCTTGTTTCATGTTGTTTATTTTATATAATTAAGTGTAGTACTCTGATTAATAAGTTCAGATATATATTCAATAATATCTTCTTTCTCAAATCCGTCTTGCGTCCAATCTAAGGTTAATGCGTTGAGTTTCTTTTTAAAGATATATAAATCTTGTATATTAGCTAATCCTTCCATACGTTCCATAGCATCCATACTTAATGCTTCTTTCATTGCAGGTGGATTTTCTTCTTTAGCTACTTGTGTACGAGTGAAGTATGTTAACGCATTACCAATTTGGCGAACTAATTTTTCATCACCGATTGACTTAGCCGCGTTTAATGCGTCCATTAATTCTTTTTGAACATCATATGATGGTGAAGTAGGTTCAGTAATAGGTGTTTCTTCACCAGCTGGGATTTCTTCAGTGGCTGATATTTCTACTTCTTCTTCGTCTTTTTTCTTTTTCTTAGCTTCATAAACTGGGTCATAAAAACTATCAGTGTTAGATAAATCAATATCTATCTCAGCTAAGATCATTTCTTTAATCTGTTTTTTTAATTCAGATTTTTTCATTTTTTTCTTTTCAGCTTTTTCACCAGCTTCTTTACCTTTTTCATATTCGTACGCAGCCATACCTTCAGTAAGTAAACCAGCTAATTGTTGCATTCTTTTAAATTGTTCCATTATAGTATATATTATATGGTATAAATATGTTAAGGTTTGTTATTCTTTAATTTCTTACGCAAGAAGTAATACACTCCAAAGCACGAAGCTGATGCCAGGTAAAAAAGAGATGTTGTAATCCAATAAGAATTCGTGAGTTTCATCACTGAATAAAAAAGGATATCGAAGCCTAATGGATTGAAGAACATTCCAGCCATGAGTAATATTTGAGTTAAAACTTCGAGGTTTGTCTTTTGTTGGTTGTTTATCACTGTCCATGTTTATTTAATTAGGTGAAACATATGTAGTGTTAACTACATTAAAATTATTCAGATTGATGTTTTAGTTTTTCTAAATACTCTATTGATTCCTCAACATTTTGTTTTAGTTTTTCCTTATTACCACCAATCCAATTCTCCACAACACCATCCTCAGTTACAAATGATGAATTACTTTCTTTTAACTCATCATCAGCCCAATCTTTAAAGTTATTAATAAGATTATCCAGGGCTTGATTGTACATTTGTTTCTGATAGTCTTCCCACTTGCCTTCTGCTTTTAATTTTGTCTCAAATTCAACAACACAATTCATACAGCTTTTGTGAACATTATAAAAAGACTTATCAATATGAACCCTCATGGGTTTATTACACTTAGGACATAATAAAGGCATAACATATAACTCTTTAGCTTTATCCAATTTAGTTATATTTTGTTTTATACCATTTTTAATAGTCCATGTGCGTCCATTTTCTTCCCAAACATCACCTTCTTCATATTGGTCATGTTTTTTGGTATAACCTATTCCAACTGTTGTTTTTTCACCATATTTACCCTTTACAAGGTTACGGAGGCGTTGGACATCTTTCTTTTGAAACTCTTTATTTAACATTATAACTTGTTATTTAAGTAATAAAAGAATGAACTTTTAGTATGTTCATTTCCTATTTCTGGGAAATCAGTACTTAATATATTATATATTTTGAATGCTAATTCAGGATCAATTTTAAATACTGATTCTTCTTTAAGTTTACTAATATTTTCTTTAAGTTTAGTTTTTAAAGTATCTTTTTTATAATCTTTCCATTGTCCTTTACCTGCTATAGCATCTTTAATTTTAGCGGATATTGTTGTTTCACCTTCACCACCAATTTCAAAACGCATTTCACCTGGTTTAATAAGTGGAATCATTTTAACAGTGACTTGATCTTTTGATTCAATATCAGTTATGTTTAATACTTCAATATCTTTTTCTTCAATATTTTTTGTTTCAGGATTTACAAATTTACGTTTTTCAGTAGTTGCTTTCATTGTATATTTGTATGGTTTACCCTTACTATCAGTTTTACTGAAGAAAGATTTAATATTACCAACTACTGACTGTAGTGTTTCTGGTGAGTCTGTTACTAATCTTTTAATCATATTATAGTCCTAATTTTTTAAGTTGTTTAATTGTATCAGCAGCTGAAGTATGTAAAATACCAATACCACCTTTAGCGTTCCATCTTTCAATAGTATCAGCCCTATCATCAATAAGTATACGATTTTCATTTGAAAAATCAGACTTATATTGAGCAGGTCTAAAATATATATTTTTCATATTGTCTAAACGAGTCACCCAGGCTTTTTTACCTTCTTTAGATTCTGGGTTTAATGAAGGAGCTGTAAGAATGTATGGGTTATATTGTTTTATATACTTCCATAATTCTTTACCATCAGGCATCCAATCTAATTTAGCCCAATAATCATATTCAGTCATGTTTTTATCGCCTAAACTTTGTTTAAATTTATTCCAAAAAACTTTATTGTCTTGTACATCAGCATGTTTAGTATGTAAACCAGTTAAATCTTCATAACCCTTATCAAAATCAACTAACACACCATCCATATCACAGAATATTGTGTATTTTGATTTTTCTTTTTCTTCATTCATAACCTTATTGTTTTTTATTTTATCTTCCCAGTTTCTAAAAGTCATATTACCTTGAGTATATGCTTCTTGTTCAAGATGACTTAAATAATCATTTGATGTTGTGTCAGTAGTATCTACATCATGAATTTGACCTTTCATGTTTTGAATATGATGAATCATTTCATGAGCAAAAGAACGTAATATATCTTTTGGATGTCTACCTAATGTAAATAATGTTATTTCTTTTTTATTAGGATCATAATAAGCAGTTTTACCTAATAGTTTAGAAGCATTTTCTTGGTCTTTATCATTAATAATAACTTTAGGTAATGGATTAACAGGAAAACCTTGTTTTACAAAGTATTGAGTTAAACTAGTTAATGCTTGATCAAATGTTAAGTCTGGAGTTGTGTTTTCTTCTAATCCTCTAGCTAATTCAAGAGCATACATATCAATACCCCAGTTTTTAAGAAATTGTCCTTTAGGTGTTTTTGCTTTTTTAACCAATGAACCTTCTTCAGCTATTGAATTAAATGGAGGTTCGGTTCTTAAGTTTATACCTAATGCATTCACATAATCTGCTACTTCAATATCTTGAGGTAAGAATTTAGCTATTTCAGCTGGGTTGTTTGAATTAATAGCATTACGTAAATTAGACGCGCTTAAATCATCTATATTACCAGCATCATATACTTTAACATTAGAGTATTTTTCTTTGTTTAAAAGCGCTTTATAACGTTCTTCTTCACCTTTTCCAAATGCTACCACTATGTCTTGTTGTGGGTTTGATTTAATATAATCATAAACATATGATACAGGTGAAGCTACATTTGATATAATAACTTTAGCTTTAGGTAATAAAGGTAAATACAATTTCCATGCTGATAGAGATTGTTGAGCTGTTATTCCATCACGAGCAATAGGTGAAATAACTATTAGTACTTCATCTGCTACTTTAGATAAACGTTGTACTAATTCAAAATGGCCTCTATGAGGTGGTTTGAATGCTCCTGGGTATAAAGCTACTTTTTTAGGGGTAGGTTCAATTATTATTTCTGCTATATATTTGCCTAAACTCATTTTATAAAATTAACTACCTTATTTATTACTTCATTTTCATCTGTTATGACTGAGTCTTTAACTTTGTTTTCAATATTCATAAACTCTTTTTCAAGTTTATCTATTTGAGCATCAACCAATGCTTTAGACTGTGCTTTCTGTTTCTCAGCTTTTTCTATTTCTTCTGGTGTTTGAGGTTCAGGTTTATCTTTTCTAAATGTTGATCTGAACTCACCTGATGATAATAGATTTTCAAAATATTCTTTTAATTTATTATTTTTAGCAGCCTCATTAAATTCATCAATTTGTTTTTGATATTCTTTATCAGGTGCTTGGTATAATATAAAATTATCACCTAATTTATTTTTATATGCCTCTATATTACCATAAACATTGTTCCATGTTGATAATACACCTACTGTAGGTACTTTACGTTCACGTTTAAAATTACGTAAAAATGATACTATAGGGTGTGTATAAACCATTACCATCATTTCATCATAACCTTCTGTGTTTAATATACCTTTTACTTGTTTACGGCGATATTCTCCACCTAACATTTTAGCAGCATTAGATGCTGTTGTGTCCCAAATAAATGATTCACCACTAGCTATAGCATTAGGTACATCTACATCATCAATTTGAGATGATGCTTTAGTTAAGTTATTATACATTGGACTGTCTTTATCCTCAACATAAGTGTCAGGATTAAGAATTTTAACACCAGGTACTTTTGATTTAATATTATTAAGAAGATATGATTTCCCAGCGCCTGCTCCACCAGCCATGATCACCATTTTATTTTGGGATATCTCTTTTAACAGTTCTACAAGTTTTATCATCAATGTAAATATAATAAAGAGACCTGGGGAGTCCAAGTCTCTTATAAATATTAGTAAATAAGCGGAGTTATATTTTTCGTTTAGCGGTTGTGACGAATTCAGTAAATATTGGTGAAGACTGTGGATTTTCTAAATCAAATAAACGTTTCACAGTTTTAAATATGTCTATATTTTCTTCATGTGTACGTTCTGATATTACTACTTCCCATCCTTTACCACTCATTTTTTCTTTGTTTAGTTTACGTTTAGTTGATTTTAACCATAATATACCATAATGGTCAACATCTTTACCATAACATTCTTTGTAACATTGTCCATAAACTGCTGTTTGTAATTCATATGTTGATTGAATATGATTTGATGTTTTAAAATCAATTAACCATAATTTACCATCAATTTCACATATTAAGTCACAAGTACCTGCTACTTTAAGTTCATCTGAAAATAAATGAACTTCAGTTTCAATTAGTTTAGGATTATATGTTTCCCAAAATTCAACAAAACGTAAAAACATTTGCCATACATCTGGGTCATATTGAGGATAACCTTGTTGATTTAAGAAATTAACTTCATTTCCATTTAAATATTCCTCAATCATTTCATGTACTTGAGTACCTTCTTCAGCAGCTTTCTTAACAATGTATTCTGCTGAGTAACCTACTTTTTTTAACCAGTCTTCAAAATATTTACCTTTTGGATAGTAACTTAATACATAAGTTACACTTGGATAATAGTTACCATTACGGCGGTAATACCTAGAATCAGGTAATGTTATCTGTTTATGATCATCAGATATTTCTAAGATTCTATTGTAAGAGTGTTTTATTTGACTCATAACTGTAGTTTTTTCTCTAATAAACCTGAGTATGTTAGAGGTGTTGAATTGTATAGTAGCTTAATAAAAGATTTAAATCCCATTTCATTTGGATCTTTGTCTTCTAGTTCTATTAAATGTACTGTTTTACCTTCATTAATAAGTTGTTCACAAAAATCAAGTGCTTGTTTAATAGCGTCTTTATCTAAAGCTATATATACCTTTTTAACAGTAGATGAAACTATTTTAGACATTAACTTTGATTGTATGTTTTTACCTAATAGTGGTATAGCATTACGTTTAATTGAAATTGCATCAAACATACCTTCACATAGTATGATTGGTGAATTCCAATTTATAAATATTTCAAAAGGTATTATATTACGTGAAACACTTGGATTTAGTTTTCTATTTGATTCAGGTATATAACTTCTACCAACAAAATAATTTAAAATACCTGAGTCATTGTATGAAGGGATAATAACCATATCAGTGTATTTTCCAGTTTCACAATATCCTATACCATATTTTATAATATCATCTTCAGTTAATCCTCTACTTTTTAGATAAGTTAAGGCACGTTTAGCTGAAAATGATGGATTATTTAATATATGTTGGAACTCATCAGGTAATTTAATTTTTTCATCAACTATTTGTTGTTCAATAGGTGTATTGATTTTAACTAATGACTTTAATTCAAGTATTTTATCTGATGGAGCAGATATTGATTTGAATAAATTTATTAATTTCTTACCTTTGAATTTACACACCCAACAACCAAATTTTTGGAAGTCAGGACTATTCTCATCTAAACATATTTCTAGTTTTGGTTTATGATGATTACATTTAGGACAAGTATAAGCATAATTACTTCTTGCTGTAGGTTTACCTGTTCCTAATGTTGAATTAATTAATGTGACAAGCAGTTGGTTGACCATTAATTATATTATAATAAAAAAAGCTTGGCGAACCAAGCTTACTTATATCTTTTATACTACTTCAATACCTAAACGGCTTAGATGATTCATGAATGTTTGTATTTTCATATCATCCTTTTTACTGATGTTGTTGGAGTCATATGGTTTACCTATAATATCTTCTATTATATCTATCCATGTCTCTGTTCCTCCTTCAATTTCTTTACCACCCATAGCTGAGAAATATTCTTCATCTACACCATTGTCAGCTAAAAGTTTATTAATATCACTTGTACTAAGTACATTGAATTTTTTAATTTCTAAGAAATCACTTACCGCTTGTTTAGCTTTAGAATCGGTACCCATAGTATTTAATAACTCAAGGAACTTAGTATATCCTGCTTCTTTATTAGCAAAATTTCTTGGTCCAACTACATCTTTAGTACCGTCAGAGAAAGTAATGATTGCTTCATTATTATCTTCTTCAAATCCAGTTACTTCAGGGAAATCTGATGCTCTGTATCTGTTTTCGTTTAGGGTTTCTTCACTAATTTTATTTTCAGTAATTAAACCTGCTAATTTTTGCATTCTATTGAATTGCTCGTTTAGTATTTTTGTCATGTTATTATAATTATTTTTGTTATAAATATATGTCTTTTATTCTAAGGTATCAGATGAGAAAAAACGCCCCTGAATATTATCGTTAATCCATCTCTTTGGGTCTTCTAATACCCCATATTGAAATAAATATTTGTTTTCATAATAAGTTAAAGATTTTTTTGATTTACATAAACGTAACACACCTCTAACTATACTGTCTTTAGGTTCAGTTTTTAATAATTCTTTAACCTCAGCGGATGAGCCATAATATGTTTTCCAGTCACTTTCCTTTCTTACTTGTTTTTTGCTTGGTTTTTTACCACGAGTAACAGGTAAAGCGGCTAGTTCTTTTTTACCTAATTTAACATTAGTAGTGTGGAAGAAATTCTTTTTACCTATATAACTACGATTTAAATTTAAAAATGTAGTAATATAAATATATCCTTCGTATTGTGATGGGTCAAAACTTTCATTGTTGATTAAATCCTCAACAGACATAACTGATTCTAGTAAGTACATAATATTTATTCTTCTGTAATAGTTGGATCAAATGCCTTACTAGCCATTGCTTTATTACCTGGGTTGTAAAATACTATGTCACCTTCTGGGGTTACTTCTTTAATTTTAGTATTGATTGAATACATTTGTAATCCTGAGTTTAATTTTTCAGAATATTTTTTAAGTAATCCTCTAATTTCTTGAGGCATTCTTTCAGATACCATTTTAGCTAATGGTGATAATCTTTTTTGAGTATCACGACTAGTACGACCTCTACTTAATGACTCTAAAGCATCTTTAAGGAATGTACTAATATACAATCTATACTCACCATCGGCACTTTTAACTAACTTAAAATGTTCTTTAAATTGATCTTTAGTCTCAGCAGGTAATATTGTTACTTGAGGAATAAATCTTCTACCTGTTACTTTTTTCTTCTGTTCAAATTCTTCAGTAAGAATTTCTTTGATTAAGTTAATTAGTTTTATCATGGTTATAAATATTATCGATCTATATTAACATATATTGTCATATCTGTAGTTCTTGATGATGGTAATGGTTGTGCTAATTTACCTACCGCCACTAAGTTTTGCATTTCATCATATAAACCTACAGTTGTTATATATGGAGCAAAATAAGAACCAGTAGCAAAATTGTATAACGTATCATCAGAACTTCCGGATAATAATGTTGGGTTTTGGCTAAAATTAAATTCGCTTTCACGTATTGTGCATTTATATTGAGTTTCATATATTGAATATGAGCTTGAAAAAGAACAAGTAACATTTGATCCAGTAGCAAATGAATCTATATCACTATTACTTGCTGATGTTAATATTATCATGCCATGTTGATATATAATATTACCTACAATGTTACTGCCTGATAATACATTTCCTTCACCATCATCAATGTAAGTTCCATTTGATGTTTTGTAATAGAAACTATTTGGTTGTATATTATCACCAAATAATCTTGAGGGTATAGCTAATACACCTATTATAGCATTTGATTCTGTAGGAAAATAATGAGGATAAGATAGAGTTGTTTGTAAATAGTTATCAAAGGCTGGAGTATAAGTACCTCCAACTAATCTATTGCCTTCAGTATCATTACCTGGTATTAATGTTGCTAAAGAAGCTGATGATCCATAACTTCCACTTAAATAGTTTGAGTAATATAATTCTTTAATTGAATTATAAACTAAACGTTGATATTGAGTTGATATTTGACCTGTTGTAGGGTCACTGTTTGGATTAAAAATATTTTCTGTGTTTCTTAAACTGGCAGTTATATTTTTACCAATAAATCTATCAATACCAACATCAGAACTAATTAATTGAGAAGAAACATATGAACCAGTTTGTATTATAGATAAATTTGAAGCTGTAATAATTGAACCACCATAAGAACCAAGATTATAAAAAGTTAAATATCCTGATGAAACAGTAAATGTATTATTTATAGTGTAACTTGAACCTGTGGATGAAAATATTAAAGTTGGTGATCCAAATTGTCCATCATATATTTCAAAATTTTCATCAACAAAATTACTAGTTACACTAGCTGTTATATAAAATGAACCTGTTGAACCAGACAAATCAAGAGTATAATAATTACCTTCAGTTAATACTAATGATGAAGTATAGAATTTACTTGAAGATATAGTAATCTCACTACTAAAAAAAGTAAAACCTTTGTTTACCTCAAATGGAGTTATGATTATATCTTGAGCTAATAATTGTTTGTAGGCACCCATTCATTAGAAATCTAATTTTACACGTATTAAAGCTTCTTTAGTGAAATCTTTAATTAATGGTCTTGATAATTTAGCTACAGCTAATAATTCATTATTATCATTATACATACCTACAGTTGTGAAATATACTTGAGGATTATTCACAAAATCAGCATATAACACTTCACCAGTTGAACCTGAAATAAATGTTGGATTTTCTGAGTAGTTGAATTCAGCGTTACGTGCTCTAACAAATACATAATCTGATGTAACTGTTTCTTGTGAGTTTAGTGAAAATGTAGGGGCAGTACTTAAAAATGTACCCGAAATCATTCTATATAATCTTTGGTTATTAAAACCATCAGTGTTGTTACTTCTACTAGGTGGTGTATTTATACCTCCAGCTATTGCTGCACCACCTAAAGCTAATGGGTTTAATAATATTGTTCCAATATCTGGTAAAAACCAACCATATGAACCTGAATTAACAGTCCAACCTAAAGAACTAACTCCACCTGTACCAGCTGCTGGTGTTCTAACACCTGCTGAACCTGATATTAGGTTGTAAACTCTACCTGCGTCAGTGAATACATTAGTAGTGGTATATTGAGAATCATCAGTTAATATAATTGGAACTCCAGAACCTGATAATCTTAATGTTAAAGAGCCAGGAAATAATGATTCTTTGTATCTATTTCTAGCTATTGATAAAGCCCAAAAATCTGAGGCTGTTACATTGCCAAATATAAAACTAGAGTTTTCATCACCTAAAACTAATGCTCTATATTGACCATAAATTGTTTTAGTTGGTGAATTTCCACCTACTGAATTATTATATAATACACTACCACTACCATCTTTATTACCATAAGCTATATCAAATTGAACTTCTGAACCAGATAAGGATGAGCCAGTTTGATATACACTTAAATAATAATCTCCAGTAGTTGATGCTTCTTGTGTTGAAGAAGTGAAAAACTGAGATAATTGTGGATTGGCTGTGGACCATAATGGAGCTGTTATTGAATCAGCTGATAATATAAAATCTCCTGGGTCTAATCTTTTGAATGACATAATTTATCTTGATTATTGTACTTTAGTTACTGTAATAGGAATTGTTAAACGGGCTCCGCTATCTCTACCTTCTACTGTTAAAGTAGCATATAGTTGAGAGTTAGAACCAAATAATGTATTAACAGTTGTTGCTGTTAAATTAATTGTAGTACCAATAACTGTTTTAGATACATTGGTACCAATAGTAGTTGATGTATTTAATTCTTGAGCAGCAGGTGTATTGATACCTGAACCATTAAATGTTTTCATTAAACGAACATCTGAAATAGTGGCTGTATAACCTGATGATTCAAATGTTTGATTGCCGCCTAAGTAGTTTAATGTTTGAGGTGTGATAGCTAATGAGGCACCTTGTTTTAGAATTATTGATGAATAACCTAAATCTAGTACAGGTAATTTTGAAGTTCCACGAGGTAATGTGGTTAATTTATATTTCATTATCTGTGTTTCTTGTGGAAATGCTTCTAATAGAGGCATGTTTTCAATCGCTTGACCATAATATGCTGATCCTGATGGGTGGTTAGGATTATATAATGTATAATCTATTTCATCATCAGATAATGAGAATTGAGTAATTCTAAAACTACCATCGCTTTTAGCTAACAGTTCACGACCTTTAGTTGTTAATATAGCGTCTACTGTTACTACTGTGTTATTTAAGTATGCCATTTTGTATATATTTTACTTGTTATAAATATTATATCACTCCAGAATTTTTTAAATCTGCTACAGTTTTATCTAAACTTGCAACAAGATCAGGAGATATATATTGAGGGGTCATGTATCCTGGAGCATTTACTAATCTATTAGCATTTATTACTAATTTAGATGGATCTATTTGATTTTCTCTAATTAAAAATCCATCATTTATTGAACCAGTTTGGTCTGAAGGTATTGCTCTGTCAAGAAATAAATGTACTCTACTACCCATGTCTACACTTGAAGATATTATAGTATAAACTCTATCTTCATTTTGATTAAATCTTATTTCTTGATTAGTTCTAAATATTAAATCTATTGCTGGGTCATATCCTCCAAAACCACCATATCCTGCTGTTGAATTATTTTGATAAAGATTTCCATAAACTGATGAAGCTGGAGTACCATATGCTGTAGTATAAAAAAACGCATATAATATACCTAATTGGGTAGAAGAAGTTAATACATTTCTACTATTTAGACCAACAGACCACAAACTTGAGCTTAATATTTGGGGAGCAAATGATTGTAAACCATTAGTAGCAGTAATGAATATACTAGCTGTACGAAAAGTAGTTGAACCGTTAGAGTTTGTAGTACTTCCTGATTCATTAGTTAATATTACTTTAGGCCATAATAAAGCAGGCCTATATACTGTGGTTGTAATATCTGAGTCAGTGATATTTGATCCAGTTGGTATTGAAGTATATTGTACATTAACAACACTATCTTTACCAAAGTTATCAATTAAGTTATAATAGTATAATGAGCCAGTATCCATATCTACTGTTATTTGATTACCGTCTTTGTCTACTAAACTGTTAATCCATAATGTAGATTTTCCTACTAATTCTGGGTATGCTCCTCTATTTTCTTTAAATGTTAAGAAATATGTTTGGGTGTTATTGATTACAGGTTCTTTACCATAACTAACATCTCCAGGAGTATATTTATTAATTTGAGCTCCAGTTAATCTACTACCTGAGTATCTTGGTAAAATACTTCTACGAACATTCCAATTATAATCTTGTGTTGTAGCTTTAGTAGCTGAACCAGTTATAATAGCTCCTTGATTTACAGGTATAAATTGGCCTGAGGAATAATCAACATCCATAAAGTATGTACTTGGTCTAGCTTCTATAGCATTATTTAATATTGGATTAAATAAGTCTAATGGAGTTTCATAAATTAAAGCTGAAGCTGCTAGATTTGGGAAAAAAGGAGGTGATAAATTAATTATCCTTAAAGTACTAGTTTTAGCGTTTTCTATTTTTATAAATGGAGTAATTGTTGTTGATGGGGAAATAGTATTTTGATACACTACATTATTTGGATCACCAATGTTTGTACCTAACCAAAAGGCTGATACTGTGACTGGGGAAGTTAGATCAGCATTACCAAATCCAAATTGTATATAATATACTTTATAGGGACTAAATTCAAATGGAATATCATAATAACTTCCTTGGAATATTGATACCGCATTGATAGTTTCTATTAAATCTAATACAAAACTATTATTTTGAGGTAATAAACTTTGTGTTGTTACTATTATTTCACTACCACTTAATTCACCAGTTAAAAATTCACTTTGATCACTATGAATTCTATTTACTATACCTAATGGAGTGACAATAGATTCAGGCCAAGATTGATTAATAGATGATGTACTACTAATTAATAAATTATTAAGAGCACTAGCTATTCCATAGTTAGCTATATTATAAAAAGTTAAATAACCTGTTGATGAAGTAATATTAAAATTATAAAATGAAGATGTAGCTGGGGTAGGTGATCCAAAAACAAATATTTGGGTTCCATTAGCATCAATACCATCATATAATATCACATCATCAAAACCATCATGAGTTGTTTTAATATTAAGAACACCAGGATTGTTAACATTAAGTGTAAATATATCATTAGGTGATAAATAATCTAATAATAGAGATTGATTAAAATAATTAAATCCAAAATTTACAGTTGGTAAAGAACCAGCATCACCTCCACTTGTCCTATATAATTGAGATGACTTAAAATCAAATGGAAACGATTTAACTGAACCAGTGTAATATGGTTCTGAGTATGATGAAGAAGGTACTCTGTATCTATTTCTTTCTAATAAATGTTGTTTAATTACTACACCTGATGATAAACTTGTTCTAGCAGGAACAAAGTCTTTAATCATTTTAAATAATGAATTATCAAAATATTTAATTAAACGAACATAATCTGTTAAATTATAATTATGAGTATATTTTTCAAAATAATTATTTCTTAAAGTATTTAAGTCAGGATATGAATCAGCAGTACTTACTAATTGTCTTGGGTCACCAATATAATCACCTAAATTAAAATATCCTAATTGACTAATTATATCTTGGTTTATTTCATTTTGAGGTGAAAAAGCTACTTCTAATAAGTTAATATCTTTAGTATAACTACCACTTACAGGTAAATTTTGTTGAATTCTAATATATGGTGATAATGTATTTCCTGATGGTAAAATAGTTTGACCTATTTTGATTTTATTATTAATAGCATTTCTAATACCAGCAGGAAATTGGTCTAAGAATAGAGTTTCAGTGTTAGCTATAAATAATGAAGATGTAAAATTAAAATGAAAATCATTACTTGAAGAAAAGGATGATGTAGCAATCCAAGAACCTGTTACTTTAGGATGAATTGATGATGAATTGATATATAGTTCTCCTCCTAATGGCGCTCTAAAAGCTAAATATTCACTTGATTCAATTGAGTAAGGATTCATTACATAATCATCAAATACACTTTGGCTTAAAGGTAAAGTATAATATCTTATTTCTTGTAATGAACCAGAAAATATTTTATATGAAGTTCCAAAACTTCCAGTTCCAAAATAATTTATAGTACTACCTGACCAACTAGCTGTTGATAATATAGATGATGATGCTTGAAAACCTATTTGATTACCATCATTACCAGAATAAATTTTATTTTTAGCTATTAATTCATATCCATTACTTCCACTATTAATTAATATTGACCACCAATCACCATTAAAAAATGGTAAATATACACTTGCAGTTTGATTTAAATTAGATGATGAAGGATATAAAGTTAAAGTACCATATTGATAATAAGGATTAGGAAATGAACCTGAGTATTCTTGGCCAGATCCTGTATATGTTAAGGTTAGTAAAGCGTTTTTATTAGTTGACCATATTGATTGAGAAGCATTTGTTATAGGGGTAGTTTCTGGTTTGAGTCTAAATGCTATAGCGCTTGGATTATTATTAGGAGCTCCCCAAGTTGAATTTAAAACATATGATGAACTAATATAATTTGTTCCTTCTGTATAGAAAGCATAGTCAAACTGGTCTTGCCATTGATCCCAATCATTAGAATTATCTTTATTTTTACCACCAAACTCATTTATTCTTAAAATAGTATCAGGAATACCATATAATGTGATTAACGCTCTTAAACCTTCAACAGTACCTTTTTTCTTAAATAAATAAGGAACATTATGATAAATACGTTTATAAATAGAAGCATTAACATCAGCTAATGGAACAATAATTGGTTGACCATTAACATATCCTGTTATAACATATCCTGGGAGAACATATGGTCCAAGAGAAGCTGTTATATAACTAGTAATTAATTCGCTTCCGGTTGGAGGTAATAATGAACCACCAGGTGTTATACCTAAAAATGAGGTGTATAAATCATCAACTGAGAAATTGTTTTGATATATTTTAACACCTAAATCTCTTAAAACATCTGATATTAAATCTTTAGATACACCATAATCTAAACGATTATCAGCATTATATTTGTTTGTTATATCTTTTATATAAACCCAAATGCTATCAAAATGTTGACCAATCATTTCAACAAATAAAATATATTGATCATTATTTGAATCTTCTCTTAAATAACCAGGAATAGTATTTACTAAGTTATTTGGATTTAAATCATTGTCATAGTATGAAGCACTAACATATTGAGTTGTTAACCAAGATTGAACTAAAGCTGAACCTGTGGAGGCGTTAACATAAGGAATATCTGTATTAGTTTTAGGCCAAGATTTTGAACCTGACTCAAAATATAAGTAGTATTCATATCCATCAAATTTAGTTATAATATCATCTATTTTAGCTTGGTATATATCAAAACTTGAAGATACATAATATGAACCTGTAGCTGAACCAGTGACATTTTGACTTGATAATCTACTATATTCTTCAATTAAAGATATTTTATAGTAGAAGTTCTCTAAACGAGTTTGTGCTGATGAGAAAAATATAAAGTTAGAATAGTCAGTATAGTCTATATTTATTTCAAATCCTTTTTCATCTAAAACACTATTTAATTGATATTGTAAACTAGAAGTTCCATATGCTGAAGTTGTACTTTTTAAAGTATTATAATTAGTAAACTCAGTAGAATTATTTATCCTATCTTTTATAGGAATATTAAAATTAGGTCCTTGTAAATAAACATTACTATCTAAATTATCAAATATTAAAGTTATATCTATTTGATATGTCAAAGGTTCTGATATAGTTTCTACAACCCATAATTCTGATTTTAAATCAAATTGTGAAGGAAGTGGGTCGTATAGTTTTATTAAAACAGTTGGGTTATTAGGATCTGAGTTGTCTAATAATACATTATTAGCTATAACTAAATCATTATTACCAAAGTTTAAGTAAAAATCTTTATAGTATGAAGATTGTTCTAATTGTATTTTATAATCATTAGTTTGATTTATAACAATATCATTAGGTATTAAAGTAGTATCTAAACGTATTTCAGTTCTATCTGAACTTATTTCTGATATATAATATCTATTATCTTGGGTTGAACCTAAGATATTCTTAAGAAAATTATAGTTAGTAATATATTGTCCTTCATCAAATCCATAAGCGTTTAAATCTTTCTCAGGATCAATTTGGAGAGTATTATTTAATAATGAGTAATTAGTGAAATTACTTATATATAATAATAAATCTTGATTGATATCATAAACTGAATATTCTATATAGTCTACACTAGAGGTAAAAGAATTCTCCAAATCAAAACTTGATATTAAATTTTGATCATCTGTAGAATATGTTTGTAATTCTAGAGTTGTTGGGTCTAAGTTTTGTATATTAACTATTTTATCCATTAGTTGGTAAATTGTTACTTATAACTTGTAATTGTTGTTGTAAATCTAAATTTTGTTGTCTTAAAAATGTTACCTCATCAATTAAAGCCTGAATATTATCAGATTGAAATGTTGAACCAACATATTCTTGGCTCGTTTTTATAAGGTACTCATGAGAGTTTACTTCTCCAAGTTTAGGTATATCAAAGAATAATTGATTATAGTAACCAAAAAACTGATCTATAGTAACTGAAGATGTAACTTCTGTTGTTACTTGATTTGCAGGAATTAATTGAGTAAATGAAGTATCAATTACCTTTTGGTATTGTCTTTTCTCAAATACACTTTTACTTAAATCAACCAAAGCCATTATCCGTTAATTATTTTAAAATAATAATTATTATCTAGCACTATAGTACTTCCATCAATAGTAGTTTTGATTAATATTTTATAATAACGTTCTGGTTGTAGTCCGTTCATATATAAAGTAAAATAACTACTATTACTATCAGCACTTATTTGAGTATATTGATTATCAAAATCAATAACATATTCATTAGTATCTAAGTCTTTTATAGCATAATATGATGCTGTAGGTAAATAATAATTTATAGTATAAATTGATGATGTTTGAAATACTCTAGTAGGATATTGTGGTCTACAATTTATTCTAAATTTATTAATACTTTCTGAGTAAAAGAAACCAGGATTTTCAGTTACAGAAGCATATATTTGAGATGAAGTTATAATTGTTTGAGTTGAAGAGCCAGTATTAAAAGTATAATCTCTCCATCTAAATTCTAATTCAGGTGGGTAGATAGTATGAGTATCTACTGAGAAGAATTTTAAATCAGGTTGTATTGATTCTGAGTTTGAGAATTCAATTGAATCACTCCATTTAACTATAAATCCATTATTATCAAAAGATGAACTAAACCATCCTTTAACTATATCTGTTACTACAACATTAAAATCTTTACTACTTCTAATATCATATGATTGTGATGATACAACATTTAAACTTGGATTTGATGAACCAGTGAACCATACTCCTCCACCTTTAGTAGTACTAGGAAAAGAAGCTGTAGCATATGCTCCAAAATTTGATTGTTCCCAAGCACTTCCACTTTCAAAAGTTCTCCATTTCCAACTAACACCATCTGTTGTTATAGGATTGTCTCCAAAATGTCCACTACCATTATTCCAAGAACCTGACACTGGGTAAACATATACTGTACTATTAAAATTTATTCCCTCAGCGTTAGCAATATAACATCTTAAATTAGATTGCCATGTTGAGTTACTAATTTTATTAGTAATAATGTCAGTTATTTCATTTTGATCAAATGCTAGTAAAAATCTAAAAACACCTGAGCTACCATCTGATGTTAGTGGATTACCTACTTCTAATATTGAGTCTAATCCCATATTAGCATTCTCATAGAATGAATATAATGTAGAGTCTTTGTATGGGTATATTTTATAAATTGCCATCTCTTTTTATTATAATGATACTACTTTACCTTGAATATCAGTGTCAGGATATTTTACTTCAAATACAGAAGGATCTAAACTAGGGTATATAACATTAGCTTGTGTTGCTCCTTCAATGTCATAAGCATATTGTGAATATCCTATATTAGTTCCAACTTTATTAACAATACTAACATTTTTAACAGTTTGTACTCCGTCTATTTGATCTAAAAGAACATATAAATCTCTTAAAAGAATAGGTTGATTTATAGACCATTTATCAATAGCAAAATATTCTCTTAATGAATTGATACATGCTAAAAGAACATCATTATTATTATAATCTGGGCGTACTACTATTTCAAAATTAACACCTATATTAATAATAAATCCATCTTTAATTCTAACTGAATCACCTATTACTCTATATTGTGATAAATAAGTAGACAAATTTTGTTTTAAAGTACTAGAACATGTTCTTAAATTATTATTAGCATCATATGATAAAACATATAAATCTAAAGTAGCAGGAATTTCACCTAAGGAGACATTTTGTGCTTTAACAGGTTCAATATATGCTTTGGCTATTACACCATATTGAGAAGGTAAACTTAAAGCTCTAACTAAATAATCATCTTGAGTCACATTTCGAAGTTGTGAAGCAAAATTACCTATAGAATTTTGTCTGATTTCTTCTATTGTATCTCCATCTTGTCCTCCATCTGCTGCTAAAGCATTATTCACAGCTATTGAACCAATAATTGAATTAGCAGTTGTAGCATTTAAATTAGGTGTTAAAAATACAGGAGTATTTACTATACCAGTTATTGTATTAGCAGAAACATTTGATTCAACTCCTCCACCTGTTAAATATCTAACAGTCAGTGTGGTAGATGAAGGTGCTATACCATATGTTTTTGTAAAAATAAAATTTGATGGTGAATAAGCTGTGGTTAATTTACTTTGTTCTGAAGGTAATCCTATACCAACATTAAATGGGTTAGGAGTTATTTCTTCATCATTATCATAAGCTATACCTGAACCAAATTGGATTTGTAATGAACCTGAGTTTATAAAACGAGTAGCGAATCTACGTTGTACTTTTTCTAGTTTTAAAATATATGGAGCGTCTCCACTATTTACATAAGCATTAGGATCATTAGTGTTAGTATTTTTAATTGGTTTGTAAATAGTTTCTTGGGATAAGTAATCTACCTCATACCAAATATTACCATCACTATCTACTATATCTAAAATACCAACTATGTTATCAGTATTAATATCTACAGTAGCAAATGGTGTTGGATTACCAAATGTAAATGTAGTAGTATTAATAGTGGCTGATATAGCTTTACGAGTTTTCTTTAATAAGAATCTATTAGGTTGATTTCCAACCACACTATAAACTGTAATTTCAGTTGGGTCAGTAGAACTTGATACACTAAAATCAATAGGATCTTGTATTAAGAAATTTACTGGGTTAGCTGTTGTTGTTCTGACTGATGAATTAGGAGCAAAATATAAAGCATATGAAAAATCAGGTACTTGTACACTTCCACTTGTTATTGTAGGTACTTGTTGATAAATGTCTATATCAACTGTAGCTACACCAGTTACATTTGGTTTATAACCAAACATATAAGCTAATTCATATAAGTTATTTGTTTGACGAGCAAATTGAAGAAATGTTTCTTGTATTTGATTGTCTTGATAAAAAGATAATACATCACCAACATAAGCTGCCATTTCCATAAAAGCCATACCTGGTGAGGTAGGACTAAAGTCAGTGTAGGTTGTTGGAAAGTATGTTTTAGTAAAATTGATTAATGCTTGTCTCAATTCACTAAAATCCTTATTAATATATTTTATGTCTCTATTTTCAGCCATTTTATTGGAATTCAATTTGTAAATTATCTGTTATACCAGTATCAGCCACATTATAATACAATTCAACTATTATACTGTTATCATCTGGGTTTTGTAATATATTTAAAGCATTCACTATAACACTAGGGAAAAAATTTTGAATTTGAGTTTGTATATCTTCTTTTAAAAAATCTATATTACCTGTTGTTATTTGCTCAAATATGAACGCTCTTAAATTACCACCTAAAGTAGGATTTAAGTAACGTTCATTTTTATTTGTTAAAAAATAATTAATCAAATTAGTTTTAATAGCATCTTTAGTGACATATGTTGAGCTAAATACACCAGGTTGATTAAAAGGAATAGACACACCTATAGCTACTCTAGGTTTTCTATCAACAGGGTATATTCTCTTAGCTCCGTATGCCATTACTTATTATTTAACAATCCCATAATTTGAGACATATCAACTTCACCTGGTGGTAAAGCTGAACCTTCAGCTGCTGTATTGGTTGATGTTGGTCTAAAAACATTAGAACTATTTACACTAATAGTATCCATTCCAGGTGTAATACCAGCAGTTTCATTTAAAATCTCCATGTAACGTTGGCGTTTTTCTACTGTTGGAACAACAGTCTCATTAACTACTCCTGTTCCACCTACTCCAATAGGTGTACCTTTAGGTGATTTTACTGCTTCTAGTATAATGTCCTTTAATTCCTCTTGAATTGCTTCCTTTACCGCTTCTTTAATTATTTTTTTAAATTCAGTTGGTTTCATATAATTATAAATATTAAATTATTAAGCTTTTAAATTATCTCTGTCAATTATAAATTTAAGTTCATCTATTAAAGTTTGTTGATTTGTTGTGAAAGATAATGGTGTTTCAATAAGTTTTATACCATCTTTATTTAAACCAATTGCTCTGAAACGATTCACAGTGGGGCTAAATGGTACAGTTTCTATTTGAATCACAAAACCTTCATATGTAGTTTCATTAGGACTATTGCTTGCTTCAATAGCTTGATTACTTATATTTATTAGATTCTGGCTGATAGGGGTCAAATTATTAGTATTAGAACATTTACCTAATTCTATATCCAATTGACTTAATAAAGCAATTACACCTTTTATAGTCATTGATAAAACAGCTATAGCTATAGTAGCTCCACCTAATATATTGCGTATTTTTTCTAATTTAGCTCCACCTGAATTATCAAATGTTAATTTTTGGTTTGCTTGATCAATTTTTAATAAACCAGTAACAACAGATCCAGGTATTCCTGGAGGTGAAGGAATGAGTTCAGCA